GACCTGGGCTGCGGCGACGGTATCGAATATAAATTGAACCTTTTCAGGTGTGATGAATGGTTGTCCGTGCTGCATAATACTCTCTCCTCCTGTTAAAAGTGCCGGGGGCGTTCCTCCTCCCCCGGCTCCCTACTCCCCCACTCCTTTCCTTACAGGCCTAGTGCTGCGGCCAGCTCGTCATCACTGGCACCTACTGAGGCGGTAACTGAGTGATGCTGTGGCTTCTCTACAACGAGTTGTTCTGGCGCATCCCCCAGCCCAAGGTCAAGGTCGTCGACTACTGTGGCTTGCTTGGCAGCGTTGATCTTAGCTGTTTCCTTTTTAGCTCGTTCTACTGCCTCGGCTGCTGCTTTCTTAGCCGCTTTCTCAGCAGCGGCCTTGTCGTTGGCTGCCTTGGTCTGCTCTGCTTCCTTGCGTTTCACCTCAGCGGCGAGCAGGGCGGCGGTATCAGGCAGGGCTTTCTGTGCAGGGGCAGAGGACTCACCCGGCACCGGGCCGATGATGTCCTTAACCTCTGGGCTCTCAGCCATCTCTGCCAGCTTGGGCAAGGACGCCTCAGGGATGAAGCCGCCAAACTGGAACGTCAATACTGGGTAGGTCTCACTGACCTCAAAGCCCACGAAGGTCTTCACTGTGGTCAGTGGGATGTTGCTGGCACTCAGTTTTTTGACGAAGGATCCAAAGCCTTTTAGCGATGCCGGAGGCATCTTCAGCATATAGATGCCATACCCAGGCACATAGACAGCCAGGATCTTATTGTCGGTACAGGCCTTCCCCTTGGTTGGGTTGCCGTTCTGATCGCGACCCGAGCCGAAGGCGTTCTGCGGACAGGTAGCACAGACGTCAGACTGCGGAGCAAAGACTCCAGCATCTGGGCGCTCGCCATCGGTTGAGGCGCAGTCAGGCGCCTTGAACTCCGCAGCGTTTGGGTTATATGCCTCCAGGTACCATGCTTTGCTCAGAGCTCGCTTGGCCTTGAGGACAATGACCGGCAGGTAGAGGTTACCGTCTGGCCCTGGGACCAGCTTGGCCGGCGGGTAGGCAATCTCATCACCACCAGCGTCGACCAGCATGAACTGCTTGCCGGACAGCTTGATGCGCGGCGGCATGCCGGCGGCGACACCGCCAAGGGCGGCTTCGTTTTCTGCAGCGGCGTTCCCGCCGGCAAGGGCGAGGATGTAGGCCGGGATGGATCCTTCAGGAATCATAAGGTCAGTGCTCATATTTCTTCTCCTTCACTTTTAGTTGGTTGTTTCTCGGCATCGACGGAGTCTTTCCGCCACTGCTTCAGTAATCGCTCGATCCATAGAGAGTCCTTCCTGGACAACAGACCGGCCTTCTTGTTGGCCCCCTCCTGCACTTCCCCCGCGTTGCGCAGGAAGGACTTCATGGCTTCGATACACTCATTCCGCAAACTGTCTAACATATTCTCCTCCTCTTAGTCTTCGATTAATTTTTTAGGCTTTCCTCACAACGACCTTCTTGATCGTGGTGTAATTGATACCAGGAGGTAACACTTTCTCATCCTCCAGCATGGTGCTCACCTGCTCCTTGCTCGCTCTCGCCTGGACAAAGTCCAACCTGTTCGTCGGATCTTCCTTGATCCAGTTGAAGAAAGCGTTGCGGTCAGCGACCGAGGCCGAGGTCTGTGTGGTGTCCCCAACCATGCCTACTCCCTTCACCTTGAAGCTGTCCACTCCAGCGATGGACATCTGTTGCTCCAGCCACTGCTCGCGGTGGGCTTGGATGGTCTTCATAGCTGTGATCTTCGCCTCCAGTGCAGGGATATCCTCATCCCTGGTCTTCCGATACGCGGCGATAACTGTTTCTACTGTGACTGTGCTCATGGGTTCCTCCTCCCGTTGTATTTGTCACTAACCTAACACTTCTTTTACCGGAGCGCAAGGATTATTTTGTCACTTGGTTTACTTTTTCTTCAGTCTCACGCGAGAGAGGACTTCTGGAGGGAGACTTTTTACCTCGTCCCAGAACACAGCCACATACTCCTGCCCATTTGTCCGCTCAACCTCGTTCGTTGGTACGAAATGAACGCTGCCGGCGTTGTTAAAAAGAAACCGCCTTTCTTGCGGCTTAATTCGGTAGCTCGGCAGTACCTCAGACATTAAAGCTATCTTGTCACAGGCCTCTAAAGCCTCAATGACTTCGCGTAGATCGAAGCAATAACAGAGTACCTTGTCACCCCTAGCTGCTGCGTACAGCGCATGAACTAATTTATTCTCGTTCATCTTTTCACCACTTATCATTCGACATACTGAGGACCACGTCCTGCATCCGACCCTTCCCTTGCAGCACCTGATAGATGCGCTGCTCCTCGGTGGTTGCATAGATGTGAGCGATATCGATCTTCGCCTTCTGCCGGCTGCCGTCTGTCCGAGCATTTGCCTGCTGATAATACTCCGCCTTCCAATACGGTGCGTACCAGATAGAGAGCGACGCCGCTGTCAGGTCAAGGCCGTGGGCCATGGTGCCTGGGTGGCAGACCAAAATGTGAGGATCCTTGGCATGCCTGAAGTCCTTAAAGATCTGGTTCCTCTTGCCGGTCGAGACGTCGCCGTTGACCACCTCAACTGACCACCGCTTGCGCAGCTTCTCAGCGAGCAGATTGAGTGAGGCAGTGAATGGGGCAAACACCAGTACCTTCTCTTCGTTCTCCTCAATCAGCTCCTCCAGGACAGCCAGCCTAGGGCCGAAGTCCATCCGAGCGATGTCGCCATTGACATCCAGTACTGCCCCACTTGCAGTCTGTACCACTTTTCCCAAAAGGGAGGCGGCATTAACTGCTGTTATGGTCTGCCCATCAATCTCAGCTAAGGACTTACTGATCAACGCCTGATAGGCTCGCTTCTGCGAGGGCGACAACTCAGCCCGGCGGTAAATATGCACTGGCTCCATGTCGGTACAGACCGTCCGGTCGAACATGATCGACGGCTTGAGCACCCGGGACACCTCAACGGCAGAGGACCGCATCGGTACCCATTTAAAATCTCCCAGCTTCATCATCGTCGACTGCTTGAAGCTGGTAAAGCTCTTGCCCTTGACGTGCCAGGGGGTGATTAGCTTGCTCTGGCCGTAGGCATCGGTCGGTGCGTTGGGCGTCGGTGTGCCGGTGAGCCCCCAGATACTGCGGATGATCCCTTGCTCATTGACCACTCGGTTGGCCGGCTCGTAGATCGTCCCGGCTGGGGCGTCCGGCTTGCGGCGCTTGCCGCCGTTGCGCACCACTGCTACCTCATCATAGATGACGTGGTTAATGTCCGGCCGCTTCGCCAGTGCCTCTTCAATGATAGCCACACCATGATGGTTGATGATGTAGAAGTCAGCGTTCTCATCCAGCAGGGAGAGGCGTTTCTTCCGATCTCCATAGAGCACAGTGAAGGTGCGCAGCGGGAAGGTTTCAAAGATTGTCTGCTCCCACACATCCCACAGGGTGGACAGTGGGGCGATGATCAAGATCCTTTTTATTTGTTCGGTCTGCCTAAGGTAGTCTGCTGCCCACAGCGTAGCCAGGGTCTTGCCTACGCGCTGCTTGTTGTGGCAGTGCGCCCTAGGATTGAGGGTGAAGAACTCAGCCGTGTCTATCTGGTACCAGCGAGGGACATACCGCCCACCAGCGTCTGGCCACTCGTACTGCGTCCTGATGGGCGACGGCGCCTTGATACCGATGTTGTTGAGCACCCGGCAGACGTCCAAGGTGTGCGGCAGGGCGCAGTATCTTCGCCCGGCGGCTATGGCAAACTTGATGTCCGGGAACAGCACCTTGAGCTGCCCCGGAGCTTGTGGTTCAAAGACAAGGTTGTTGTTGATTATGCGCATAACTTAATCCTTTCTCCTATCCACCGCATGACAGGCACCGCCATGGAGTTGCCGAGAGCTTTGTATCTAGGCCCGTCAGGAGACTCTGGCTTGTTTCTCCAAGGTATATTGGTGTAGTTGTCGGGAAAGCCCTGCAGCCGTTCGCATTCAATTGGAGTAAGTCGACGGACTTGCATGTTATTAAGGACTCCGTTGTGTCTGCGGCTGCCGTTATTGCTGTCGAGTGTCGCATGTGCATCCACTAACCTGCATCCGGATTGAGAAGTTTGAAAGGCGACAGCAGGTTGGTTATCCCCCATCTCCGACCTCAAGGTCGGAGATATATCGGTTGAAAATCGTGAAGATCTACCTTCTCTCTTTGCAATCCCTGGCTCAAAAACAATCGGAGCCTCATGGTTACAGGTCAGCGACGGCGAGCCGTCGCTGCGAATCTCTGCTCCTGCTTGGCCATGGGCCATACAAATAAGCCCTTCGCTACCGCCACCTAAATCTCCACCATTCGCCCTCAGGCTCCCGAGGCCACGCGGGTTACCGGCGTGGCTGGACGGGGTAAATACTAGGTTCTCTCCCCGACTGCTCGGCACTCCCCCGTCACCACCGCTTCTAAGGCAGCTTGCAACGCCGGAGGCAGCTTTTTCCCCCGTTTCTCTGCTCGGCGGAGGATGCCCTGACAGGCTGTGGCGCTCAAAAAGAACCGCTGCTGCACGTCGCCAGTCTCCAAGATATCCGACAACGAAGACACG